TGTTGCAAGTCCTTTTGCACCAGCATCATCAGGAATACAACCTGTTACTTTCGATAGTGGTGATTTGAACAAGTTAATCGAGATGTTGACTGGCGTTTCTGCAAGACCAGTTGTTTCTGCTAAAAAAGGTGGTGTGATTGGCATGGCTAATGGTGGATTAATTAAAGCGGTAGATGACTTCTTAGCAGCAGGTTAATGAATTTAGAATACACAGAGTATTTGAGTGATGATGAGTTATCCAAGATAGCTCCAATGCTTGAGCGTCTAACTATGCTTGAGAAACAAAAGATCTCACAAGATTTGTATATGGATTTTGTTAAACGCATATGGCCTAGTTTTATTGAGGGCAGACATCACAATATATACGCTGATAAGCTGCAGCAAGTCGCTGACGGCAAGATTAAGCGTTTGATTGTTAATATGCCGCCAAGACATACTAAATCTGAGTTTGCGAGTTATTTATTTCCATCTTGGCTTATGGGAAAGCGTCCTAATTTAAAGATTATACAAGCAACACACACGGCAGAGTTAGCCGTTGGTTTTGGTCGTAAGGTTAAAAACTTAATTGATAGCGATGATTTCCGTGATATATTTCCTGATGTAAAACTAGCTGCCGATGCTAAAGCATCGGGTAGATGGTCAACGAACAGTGGAGGTGAGTATTATGCCGTTGGTGTTGGAGGTGCTTTGGCTGGACGAGGTGCTGATTTGCTCATTATTGACGATCCTGTTTCTGAACAAGATGCTTTAAGCCCTACTGCACTTGATAGTATTTATGAGTGGTATACATCTGGACCAAGACAAAGATTGCAACCCGGAGGTTCTATCATTATAGTGATGACACGTTGGGGGATTAAGGATCTCACGGCAAGAGTGTTACAGAAACAAGCTCAAGGAGGTGCAGACAAATGGGAAGTAGTAGAATTTCCAGCGATATTTCCAGAGACTGGAAACGTACTTTGGCCAGAGTATTGGAGCAAAGACGAATTAGAAGGCGTGAAAGCCTCGATACCCGTAGGCAAGTGGAACGCCCAGTATATGCAAAACCCAACAGCCGAAGAAGGGGCGATAATTAAAAGGGAATGGTGGAATGTTTGGAATCGTAGTGAGCCACCTGCCTGTTCCTACATCATACAGTCATACGACACGGCTTTTACTAAGAATGAGCGTTCTGATTTTAGTGCTATTACTACTTGGGGTGTTTTTACTCCCATCGAGGGGGAAGGAGATGCCATCATCTTGCTTGATGCCGAGAAAGGCAGATGGGATTTCCCAGAACTTAAACTTAAAGCACAGGAACTGTGCGAAGCATATGATCCTGACATGATTCTCATAGAACAGAAGGCAAGTGGCACGCCACTTACTCAAGAGTTAAGAAGAATGGGTGTGCCCGTTACACCCTTTACACCAAGCAAAGGTGCAGACAAGTTTGCTCGTATGAACGCCTGTGCACCAGTGTTTGAGAGTGGCATGGTGTATAGACCCGATGCTAATTTTGCAGAAGAGGTTGTAGAGGAATGTGCAAGTTTTCCACATGGCGACCATGATGACTTGGCAGATTCGATGACACAGGCTATACTAAGATTTAGGCAAGGTGGTTTTATCACCACGCCAGACGATGAAGAGTTTGAACCTAACTATAGAAGAAAGATGGAGTATTACTGATGAGTAAAATAAAAAAGATGGCAGAAAAAATGATTCCAGGTGATTTAGTTCAAGCTGGAATTTATTCAAATCCAATAAAAAATATTGGTAGAGTAATTCAAATAGAGGTTGCAAAAAAAATTGCTGGAAAGCCAAAAAAAATGAATATGGGTGGAGTAGTATCTGGCCGAGGTGGTAGTTTCAAAGGAACAAGATAATGTCAGCAAAAGATCCTCTTAAAAGTGTAGCTAAAACTATACAGACAATTGCTAGTGGCAAAACTGGTATAAAAAGTGTTGATAAACAGAAGAAGAAAGACGCTATTCTTACAAAAAATTTGAAAAAACTAGCAAAAAGGACTAAAGTAAAAGCAAAGCCACAAAAGTTTGATATTACAGCAGATTCAAAAAGTCCGTTTAGTATTCAAAAGCAAACAATATTGATGAGTGGTGGTGGAGAGGTTGTTAATATGACTAAATCAACAATGATTAACCCAGAGACAGGAGAGTAATATGCCCGGAATTAAACCAAAAGGTATCAAAAAAATAAAAGGCATGACACCAGAATTACAAGAAAAAATGGAAGATATTATGAAAGAAATTGGCATGATGTCTCCAAGAATAAAGCCAGTAAAAAAGAAAGATGGCGGACTTGCAGCGGCGATTGAAAAAGTTAAAAAAGAAGATGCTGTTAAAATGGAAGCTGGTGGTGATCCAGCTAATCCTCTCAAGGGTGGTCAAAAGAAATTAGATAAGAACAAAGACGGCAAGATTTCTGGAGAAGACTTTGAAATATTAAGAAACATGAAATTTGGTGGATCTGTGAAACCTGTTAAAATGGGCGGTGGTGGCAATGTTTGTAAAGGCATGGGCATCGCAAGAGCAGGTGGCAAGTTTAAAATTAGATAATTATGGCAATTGAAAAAGTAAATGGGGTAGAGAACCCCGAACAACCACAAGGAATACAAGTTCCTTTACCTGAAGCAGAAATTACTCCGGGAGTGACTGAACTTGATGATGGATCTGCCATTATTGGTGAAATTCAACAAGAAATGCAAATGACAACACCAGTGCCATTTGACGCAAATCTAGCAGAATTTATTGATGAATCTGACTTAGGAGTTGTTTCAAGTGATTTAGTTGGTGCAATTGATGATGACATTTCATCAAGAAAAGATTGGGAAGAACAGTATAAAGGTGGTTTAGAATTACTAGGCATGAACTATGAAGACAGAGCGGAGCCTTTTGAGGGTGCATCTGGTGTTGTTCATCCATTACTAGCAGAAAGCGTTACACAATTTCAGGCACAAGCGTACAGAGAAATGTTACCAGCAAGTGGACCTGTTAGAACACATATTGTTGGTGCAGAAAGTCCAGAACTTTTAGCACAAGCAGAGCGTGTTAAAAATTATATGAATTATCAAATAACTTATGAGATGGAAGAATATGATCCTGAGTTAGATCAAATGTTATTTTATCTTCCGATTGTAGGTTCAGCATTTAAAAAAGTTTATTTTGACCCTTCTATGCAAAGAGCTGTATCTAAGTTTGTTCATGCAGAGGATTTAATTGTTCCTTACAATGCAACAGATTTAAGAACATCTACACGCATAACTCATGTTGTCCGTATGGGCAAAAATGAAGTTAGGAAGTTACAACTACAAGGGTTTTATAAAGATATAGATTTACCCTCATCAGATAGCGGAGGTACGAACTATGATGAGGTTAAAGAAACAATTGACGACATACAGGGTGTAGGAAAAAGTACAAGCGATAATGAAGAGATTACTTTATATGAAATTCACACAGATTTAGATTTAGTTGGGTTTGAAGACGTTGGACAAGACGGGGAACCCACTGGTTTAAAAATGCCCTATGTCGTAACCATAGTGGAGAAATCTGGTGAAGTCTTATCGATCAAGCGTAATTTCAATGAAGGTGATCCGTTCCGTAGGAAGATCCCTTATTTTATTCATTATAAGTTCCTACCTGGTCTTGGGTTTTATGGCTTTGGTCTTACTCATATGATAGGTGGCTTATCAAGAGCATCAACATCAATACTTAGACAACTAATTGACGCAGGTACTTTATCAAACTTACCTGCAGGATTTAAAGCAAGAGGTGCAAGGATTAGAGATGACGAAACTCCGCTAAATCCTGGCGAGTTCAGAGATGTAGATATGGTTGGCATGGATTTGCGTCAAGCAATTATGCCGTTGCCATTTAAGGAGCCATCTCAAACCTTGTATTCACTACTTGGAACGCTTATCGACTCTGGTAGACGCTTTGCATCAATGGCTGACATGAAAGTTGGCGAGATGCAAGGCAACGCACCAGTTGGTACAACTATGGCTATTATGGAACGTGGCACAAAGGTAATGTCTGCAATTCATAAACGCTTACACTACTCACAAAAGATAGAGTTTAAGTTACTTGCACGTTTATTTGCTATGGATGTTCCTATGTACCCTTATCAAGTACCAGGAGCACCACCAGAGATTAAACAAACAGATTTTGATGACAGAATTGATATACTTCCTGTTTCAGATCCAAATATATTTTCAATGTCACAACGTATTGCTTTGGCACAAACACAGTTACAATTAGCACAAAGCAATCCAGATATTCATGGGCCAAATGGAATGTACCAAGCCTATAGAAAAATGTATGAAGCGTTAGGGGTTACGAACATAGAGGCTGTGTTGCAACCTCCCCCACAGCCAATGCCCATGAATCCAGCGAAAGAAAATCAAGAGGCATTAAAGGGTGGTAGTCTTCAAGCTTTTCCAGAACAAAATCATCAAGCACATATTACAGCTCATTTAGCTATGATTAGTACA